AGCGCCTTAGATCGGCATTGGATTCAACAACTGACGCAATAGAGCTACTGGCATTTACCGAGGGCTATGAAGCCGCCACACACGGGTTAGACGAACTGTCAAACATTAAGCACAACTTTGACGAGCACATCTTTGCAGAGCATCTTCGTTGGGCTGCCAAGGAACTTCGTGGTGAGAATGCCTGAGCTTAGACGCTGGATTGCAGAGCGCTTGTTTGAGCGTGAGCTAGACGAGGATTACCAGATGGGATGCCGAGCCGGACATGATCATGCAAAGGAAAACGCAAAGGCTCAGATTGAAGCCGCTGGACTTCTGACCGCAAAAAAGAATCAACCAGGGCTTGCACTAGCGTTAGAGGCCCTGCAATGATGATGAAGATTACTGTCTGGCAACTGCCAAACTGCGTGCAGTGCGAGAACACTAAGCGCCAGCTAGACAAGCGAGGCATCGTTTATGAAGTCAGGGATTTACACCGCAACCCAAAGGCAGTCGAGCGGTTCAAGGAACTTGACCTAATCTCAGCACCGATTATTGAAACTGATAACAAACGCTGGTCAGGCTTCCGGCTTGACAAAATCAACAGCCTTGACATTCACTTGCGCACCGAGCGCATGAGAGGTATCAGCGTGCCACTAGAGCCTATGAAGCAAATAGCAGAGGACACAACAGATGATGAATAAATGGAACATCGGCAATTTTGCCCAAGTGCAACTGCTGCTTAGAGACAAGAATCTAGACTGGTCAGCCGACTTTGATTCAATTCGGCTAATGCTGGCAGACGTGATAGACGAACACGCTTTGAGATCTGAATACTCTTACGGCACTCTCAACTATCTAGTCGAGAAGTTGCTCGAAGATGAAAACGACCTAACAGCATGAGCATCCAAGAGCTGATTGCTAGTCAGGCGCATTTAGCTTTTCAACATGGTGTCAGGCACGAGCAAGAGCGCAATGTTGCACTAGCTAAGTCCCTAATTTGCTTTGACAATTTAGAGGGCAGAGGTTGCAACCATTCGGTTTGCTTCATGCTTACTGAGCTGATTGAAAAGATACAAGCATGAGCCACAGCATTTATAACCAAAAACGAATAATCGCATTGTTGCTTATAGCAGCAATAGGAGAACAGAAATGAGCCACAGCAAAGACTATGAGGACACCGGCCCGACTACTGCCTACTATCAAGGTTTTGATGCAGGCATTAAGGCGGAGCAGGAGCGAATAATAACTGCACTCCGGGACAAGGCAGCTACCAGAACAGTCCTTGAGACTTTGGCAGCACCCTTTTACATAGATGAACTAATCGAGACAATAAGGGAGGGACAAGATGACTAAGCAACCGTTTGGAAATCCCGAACAGTTCAAAGAAGAGCAGAAATGAGACAGAACTATACCGATAACGGTATCCTTTTGACATTCTGGAAAAACATGAAGTCTAGTATCCCTAAAAACATGGAGGCACAACATGATCAAGTTTAGAAGCTACAGAGACTCAAGTTCTTTCAATGCCTATGTGTTCGGCATCAACTTGTACGACATGAGGACTCAACCGACCCTGGACATCATTATTGGCAAAAGAGTGTTGGTGTTCTTTATAACGAGAAAAGAGCGATGATGCTCGAAAACCTACAGATACCACAGTCCACAATGCGTCACTGCAAGATCGGAGCGATAGTGGAAACGCTAGACGCAAAAGATAAAACAATCCTTTTAGAAGCCATAGCTAATCCGGCGTGGGCAATCAAGACTCTATCCAGGGAGTTAGCCAAGTTAGGGATACACCTAAGCGATACACCGCTTACCAATCACCGCAAACGAACCTGCGCCTGCTTTAGGGCATAAGGTTAAAGGATGCTAGAGAATCTAGAGCCAGCGACCAAGATCACAGCACCAAAAGATTTTCGACCAGGAGTTGTCTTTGACGGCACTGAGGGAACAGCGACAACCGAGGGCATGGCAGAGCTGCCCAACTTCGATGACTTCCTATTAGAGCGTGGCTACCCACCCGAGGAATACGAGATAGTCGGCACTCCTAGAACCTCACAGTGGCAGCAACGTGAAGGCGGAGGCTGGCTTACGAGCTATCGGTTTACCTTTAGGAAAAAGGTTGCCGATTTAGACCTACCTGCCCTATTTGCTCTGGCTCTAAAAGCAAAAGCACCCATAGTGAAAGTAAAAAGTAAGGAAAAAGCCTTACTTATCTGCCCTGCTGACTTACAGGTAGGCAAGGGAGCAAGTGGCGGTGGAACTCAAGAGCTGATAGACCGAGTTCTTATCAGCTACGACCTGATAGAGGCGAAGGTAAAGGCAGGCAAGTACGAGCACCTTTACATCCTTGATATGGGTGACATAATTGAAAGCTTTGCAAGCAAAGCAAACTTCGAGCAGCTCCAAAGCAATACGCTCAGCTTGATGCAGCAGGTGGATTTAGCATCATCGTTGATGTTTTTACTGATCAAGCGCATGAGCAAGTATGCACCGATTACCTACGGTTCAATCGCATCAAATCACTGCCAGAACCGCTTTATGGGCCAGACTGTAGGAAAGCCGGGTCGGGACGATTGGGGCATAATGATCTTGCAACAGCTTCGAAGATTGACTACAGAGATAGGCATGGACGTCACCTACCTAATACCGCAACCAGATGACGAAGGCTTCGCCTTTCAGTACGGCGTCAACACTATCGGTGTCATACACGGTCACCAGGTGTCCCGTCCTTCTGGGATCAAGAAATGGTGGTCGGACGCTAGTTTTGGCAATCAATGGTGTAATGCCAGCGTGGATCTTCTTTTGAGTGCGCATTTTCACCACGTTTTTATAGAGGAACACGGTTCCAGGTTAGACGGGCGTGGCTCTAAGTTCCATGTCCAGTGCCCTACAAGCGATAACGGAAGCGATTGGTTTACACGCCGATCTGGAAGCTCGTCTACGACAGGTATCCTTACCATTGAACTTGATAAAAATGAACCCTTTAGCGGAACGGTGACAAAACACTAAGGGGGGGCATCATTCGGTTACATGCCTTGTGAAATAAAAAAAGAGGGGGGGGTATTACACACAATTCGGTTGGAGATTTACACAAATGCCTAGCTACGACTACAAGTGCTTACAGTGCAGGATGACTGCAACTGAGCAGAGAAGTATAGACAATGTAGATACATTGCCAGCTTGCCCGATCTGCCTTCTTCCAATGAACCGTAGCTACGAATTCGGTTCGGTTGTCTTTAAGGGCCACGGCTTTTATTCCACAGATAAATGAAGGGTTACAACTTCCAAGCCCCGTGCTTAGTCTGCGGGAAGCTTACACGAGGATCTAATAAGTGCGAGGAACATCAGAAGCCAAAGCGTGACTATTCGGTCAGAGACGCTAAGAAGCGTGCCACCGGACAATACTCAGGTGACTACAAAAAACGAGCTAGGGTTATCAGAGACTTTGCCGTGCAATGTCACATCTGCAAGGGTGGTTACCGCCCGCACGATCCATGGCAAGCGGATCACCTTATTCCAGGGAATCCAGCATCACCTTTGGCGGCAGCTCATAGATCTTGCAATGCAAGCCGTGGCAACAAGCCTTTGTAAAAGACAAAAATTCGGTCAGAACCTTTAACACGAAGCCATTCGGTCAAAAGCAAAAAATTCGGTCAGAACCTTATATAGGCGGATCTTGACGTTCTCAGCCAAAAATGACCTCAAAAACGGCCTGGCGAACAAATGTTCGAAAAATCGGCAAAAACCGAGGATCGTGCGAACAAACGTTCTATCAGGCAGCTCTCAGGATACCGTTATCAAACCGTGACCTAGAAAACCTACCTATATGACACGGCGGGGCGTACTTTATTGGGGCGGGCAACTTTGCCCCGTAAATGAGAGAGAGATCAAAAAATGAACGAATTAGAAGCGCAAGCAGTTCTAGATATGGTGATTGGGCGGGGCTTCTTTGGCTCTTACGTAGAGCTAGTAGGGGGCGGAGATCTGGCAGTCACTGTAAAAGTGCCAATTGGATCTGCCATTGTTAGCTATATGGGCGTGACGCTTTACCCCGAAGAGTGGGACGGTGAGGACGTGCCAATGTATAACTTTGATGACACGCTAGAAGCGCTAGACATGTTGGATGTTGCTAAGGGCATTGAATGGCTAGATAAATTGGTATTTGTAGCATGAGCGCCGATAGCAATTTGCAAGTTTGGGAAGAGCTAGAAGCCCTAGCGCACTCTAAGGGCTTTAGTTTGGCTTATATCAACTCTGACCTAGGGGGCGGGGTGACTGCCATAGAGATACCGCTAGGCGGTTACGCTAACGCCCTAATGACGCTCAATGGTGTGGGCTATTTTGCGGACGGGTGGCAAAATGACGAGGACGGCACTAACCCCGCCTTGAACTTTGACACCGCCCTAGATATAGCTCAAGAAGCTCTCAAGGGCTTGGAGTGGCTAAAGAACCTAGGGGGCAACTAATGCGCCGTATTGTCACTTTGGCAGTTCTGGCGATCACCGTGGGGGCGCTCATAGCCCTAGCAGACATACCTAGACACATAGCGGGCGCATTTTGGGCGCTTGCATTACTAATTGAGAGAGTAGGGAACTAATGATTATCGGACAATTGAAAACCGCAAACTATGAATTTACAACACTGCAAAACACCGTTGACGATGCATTGAACGCCTTGAACATAGCGTGGGAGATTCACGCCTACGAGTCTGGCGCTAGTTATTCGTGGGAGTTTCTTTTAGATAGCGTGACGATGCAACCAATACGCCTAGGCGAAACCGTCAACGATTGCGAACGGTGTGAAAACGCCATTAGCCATAAGGGGGAAAAATGAAGCCCCGCATTATTGGCTATGTGCTGCACTTGCAGGACGGGACACGTAAAAGCGTGGAGGGCTTTAGTGTGTGGGAGTCAATGGCACGTTATGACAATTGGGAAAAGGCATGCGGGCGATACCCGCAAAACGTTAGCCACGCCGTGGCTATCTTGAACACCGATAAAGAGAGAGAGTTACAACAATGAGAGTAGCGAATTACACCCGAAGCGATCACGCTAAAGAGCTAGGGCGCAAATACCTTGACCGCCTAAATGACGGCGGGATACTCGTAGTACAAGTGACGAGGACGAACCCGCAAAACACTACCTACCGATACAAGGTGTTTTTGGCTTACAACGAAAACGGCGCAACGCACTTAGAGCCAATTAGCTATTGGTTAGCTGCCGGATTAGGCGAAAAGCTAACCGACAAATACGAACTAAAGGGGAGTGGCGGAGGCTTTAGCCGTTATTTTCACGCCGTGCAGAACTTTATCTACGCCCTAGAAAAGCTAGGGATCGAAACACCTCCCCGCTATGTCTACGATGTCAAATACAGCGAACTATAAAAGAGAGAGAGAGAGAATCATGAATCTAATAATGGAACACTTATGCGAGTGTGGAAACAACGCCGATAACTACTTAGCTACAGAAACACCCCTAAAGGGCTATCCCCCAAAATGCGGGGAATGCGCTCACGCCGAAGAGTGCAAGCCCAAAAAGAAAATGCGTTTTTACTCTGCACACTTTGGGGGTCACGGTGTAGCAAGTTGCAAGAACTGCACCTTTACCGCTGTTTACTTTGAATGCGGTTGCGATCTATTGCACAACTGCAACGAATACAAATAAAGAGAGAGAGAATCAAAAATGAGCACGATAACCAACACGGCAACAACGGACAAACTAACCGCAATGTTTACCGAAAACACGGGGCGATCTTTTCTAGATAGTGGGGGAGAGAGCGGTAGAGCGTGGCAACGTAATCAAGGCATGACTACCGCCGATTACCTAAGCGCCCCAACTGCTACTTGGGAGAGAGCGGGCGGGGCAACTATCAACACCTACCAATACCTATTAGCCCGCCTGGAATTCTCTACCGCTGCCCTAGTTCTCAACCGCCTGATACGTGTATGGGAATTGGGAGACTACGAGAACCGGAATTTGTTTGACCTAGAAGATCAAGAGGATGCGCTCAGAGCAATTGGGGCAACCCTAGGCGGGAGTGTCTGGAATACCTACAACTATGAGAGTGACCTAAGCACCGTTTTACAAGGATGGGATTTTACGCTCAACGGGCAGACTTACACACTGCTACAAGTTCACGGGGGCGCTGACGTTAGGGGCGGGTACACACTGCCCGTAATCTTTGAGACACATTGCGACGGGTGGATTTATCAATGCGCTGATTACTCTCTATGGTGTGGGGGGTGTGAGTTCTCTTGGAGTATCTACGGGTCAGACATTACCGCCTATGGCAACTCAAAAGACTTTGAGCTTCCTAATGGTCACGCCTATGAGATCTTCGGCGATGGTTGCCCTAAGTGCCACCTTGACCTAATAGCGGACGCCGAAAGCGAGTGCTACTAATGGGCGCTTATAAGAGCATAATCACCGACATACAGTGCGCCTTAGAGGACGGTAACCTAGAAGCTGCACTAGACACGCTTAGCGCCGTGAACGCTGAGAGAGAAGACAAAGCACAACTGCTACTTACTGCCCTGGAATTGGCATTAGGACGGTACGGCGATGAGTAGCCCCCGCCCCCGCCCTAGCTACGGGAAGCCTAAGCCCACGCCCCTAGGGGTCAAGCTGATAAAGATAATGTTATTTAGTATCGGCTTGCTCATAGCTCCCGCCCTAGCCGTAGTGCTCGTAGGCTTCGGCTTGCTCTTTGGGATCTTATTCTCATGGATCAATCGAGCGCTTACTAAGCAATAGCCCCGCCCCCTAGTCACCCCTAGCCCGCTACCCGCAACAGGTAGCGGGCTTTGGCATGTCTGCAACAACACACACCGACACCGACACCGACACGCTAACAACGCTCACGCCCCCCGCCAGCGCCTATCTAAGCCCCGCTGCCCCGTAGGTGGCACGATTACACCGCCAGACACCTTGACCGCCTAGGGCAACCATAGACGGGCTAAGGCGATAACATGCCCCGCCCCCGCCCGTAGAGCACTCTCTAACGCCACGGCACACCAAGGGGGCATACACAGACCCTAAGCGCCCCCGTGCCCGTAGGTGGCACGCTATGACCTAGCCCGGCAGCTGGCAACCACTCCCCCACCGCCCCTAGACACTAGATGTAGTGGTCTAACGCCCCCTTGACCACTACATGTAGGGGTCACCCCCCCCGTAGCCCCCCTGGGGTGGGGCACGCCCTGCACTGGGCAGCGACCCGACACCCCGCTCGCCCCGTTCGCTTATTTTTACGCATTTGAAACTAAAAGTGCTACGCTCTACACATGCCGAACCCAGCAGTACCTAACGAGCTAAAGCGCCTGACGGGTAACCCAGGCAAGAGACCCCTGACAAAGATAGAAAACGTCATGCCTATTCAGGGGGGATACACCGAACCGCATCAGCCCCTAGAGTGGGCAGGCATGCAACTGTGGGATAGAACCTTCAAGGCAGCACGAACTTGGATAGGTCACACCGATGTCGAGGCATTGATGATTGTCTGCAAGCAACTTGATCGGCAGGTAAAGATTGAGTCGCTGTGGGCAGAGAACCCCGAAGACTTCCACATCATGCGCCAGTTGATTGAACTAGACAAAGCGATAATGTCTGGGCTTGGTCAGCTTGGCTTCACGGTTGACTCAAGAACTCGGCTGAACCTAGCGGAGATAAAAGCCGAGTCTGCTTTCCAGAAGTTGATGTCTGAGAGAAGCTAGTGTGGCCTCCGGCTTGGCTAACGCCAGTAGCACCTGAATCAATTGACCGTGGTGACGGTGACTTTATTATTCGGTTTGCAGATGCCTTTGGCTCTATAACTAAAGACTCAATTGCAGGCAAGGCTGGCACAAAGCTGGTGCTCCGTGAATGGCAAAAAGAACTAATACGCCACATCTTTGCAAGAGACGAGGACGGCGGAATGTCGCACCGTGTCTCACTCGCAGGGATTGCCAGAAAGAACGGGAAAAGCGCACTCGGTTCAATCATTGCTGCCTTCGGGCTAATGGATGTCAAGACTCAGGGCGCAGAGATTTACTCGGTAGCCGCTGATCGTAACCAGGCTCGCATTGTCTTTGAAGACACTAAGCGCATGATTGCTAACTCTGAACTAAACGAACACGTCAAGATTTACAGAGACTCAATCTTTGTTCCGGCAACCAACAATGTCTACAGAGTGCTATCGGCGGACGCACCTAGACATGAAGGCTTGTCCCCTACTCTGGTGCTTTTTGACGAACTACACGCTCAGCCCAACAGACAGCTTTTTGATGTTATGTCGCTTGCTCAAGGAGCTAGAGGCAAGTCAGCAACGATGGTCGCTATCACCACGGCGGGTGTAAAGACTGAGAGTCAGACTGGTAAGGATTCAATTGCTTACTCTCTTTACCAATACGGACAAAAAGTAGCACGGGGCGAAACCATTGACCCCACGTTCTTTATGGCATGGTGGGAAGCCCCGCCCGAAGCAGATCACAGACTTGAAAGCTCATGGAGGTTAGCTAACCCTGGCTTCGATGACATTTGCGCTAAGACCGACTTCCAGTCAGCGGTACTGCGCACACCAGAGTCCGAGTTCCGCACAAAGCGTTGTAACCAATGGGTGTCTAGTCAGTCATCTTGGCTACCCGCTGGTTCGTGGGATGCTCTTGGGGGAGACTTTGAAATCTCTGTAGATGAAGACTACGTGCTTGGCTTTGACGGATCTTATGCTTCGGACTCAACTGCACTTGTGGTTTGCACGATGCCGAAAGATGGAGAGCTACCTAAAATCAAGCTAGTCAGAACTTGGGAAAAAGACTTTGGCGTAGACGATGACTCATGGCGTGTACCTATGGACGAGGTAAGGGCAGAGATTGTCAGTTACCTACAGGCGTTTCCTAAGTGCCGTGAGGTGGCTTGTGACCCTTATCGCTGGGCGCAGATGATGCAAGATCTAGACGAGCTTGGCTTTCCTATTGTTGAGTACAAAACAAACTTGCTAAACCTTATGATTCCTGCAACTCAAAAAGTGTTCGATGCTGTGATTGAGAAGAAATTAATACATGACGGCAACCCGGCACTCTCCCGACACATAGACAATTGTGTAATCAAGTCGGATCACCGAGGACAGCGTGTGACTAAAGAACATGCGAACTCAAAAAAGAAGATTGACAACGCTATAGCATTCATCATTGCTTACGATAGGGCAACTATCAGTAGAATGGATGAAGTAGTGCCACAAGTATTTGTATAGGCGGTTATGTTAGCTACAATTTTGCAAGTTTTAGGCGCAGTACTGGTTTCGGTTGGTATGGCCCTAGTTTGGCTGCCAGCAGGAGTGATACTGGCAGGGTTGTCTGCCCTAGCCTTTGGGATAGCTATGGAGCGTAAGTAATGCTAAATAATCTTTTTGAGAAACGTCAGGTGTCATTCCAGACCCTATGGGGCGCAGGCGGAGACTTAGAGCTGAACAATCAGTCAGCCACATTCATTGACTCAACGACTGCCCTACAGATTAACGCCGTCTTCTCAGCAGTCTCACTAATAAGCGACACTATCGCCACACTGCCTACAGATGTCTTTATCCGTAGATCTGGCGCTCGCTATCCTTTCCGTCCACAGCCACAGTGGATTACCAAGCCAGATGTTGACACAACCAAGGAAGCCTTCTACGGCTCTGTCATTGTTTCTCTTTTGCTTGACGGCAATGCCTTTATTAGGGTCTACTCAAACCAACGTGGAGAAGTAGTCAACCTAAACGTTCTAAACCCCGTGGATTGCGAAATCCAGCGCAACGGGCTAGGCAACGTAATGTTCAAGGTCAAGGGCGAAAAGAAAATGCTTAGCTCTGACGAAATGATTTTTATACCTGATCTAGTAAGACCGGGTAACCTCCGTGGTGTTTCTCGCACCGATGCACTAAAGGAAAACCTTGGGCTTGCGAAGGCGCTAGAGAACTACGCAGCTCGCTTTTTCGGTCAGGGTACACAAACCTCGGGCGTGATAGAAGCGCCTGGAAGCCTAACTGGTGATCAAGCACGTGCAATGCAAGAGGCTTTTGATTCACGTCACAGAGGTTGGAGCAAGGCACATAAGACCGCAATCATTTCAGGCGGGGCAACTTACAAAGCTACTAACGTGCCGAATGATCAAGCTCAGTTTCTAGACTCTCGCCGTATGGCAGTTGAAGACATTGCCCGTGCATTCAACATCCCTCCACACCTGTTGGGACTGCCTGGCACTAACTCTTATGCTTCGGTTGAGCAAAATAACCTAGCTTGGGTAACTCACTGCCTTCGTCCAATAGTCCAGAAGATTGAGGGTGCTATGTCACCTTTGATGAATAGGTACTCTGGTGGCGATACAGCATTCTTGAGATTCAACCTAGACGGCTTACTACGTGCCGATGTCACTTCCCGTATGTCAGCTTTCTCAACGGGACTGCAAGCAGGATTTTTGACTATCAACGATGTTCGGCGATTAGAAGATCTGCCACCAATCAACGACCCTTCCGCTGACACTGTAAGAGTGCCTTTAGCTAATGTCAACGTGGAGGCAGCGGACTTGTCAGCTCAGACTGAGCGTGTAGACATGGCTCAACGATTGATACAGGTTGGCTTTGATCCAGCAGAAGTCTTGGCCGCCTTGAAGCTGCCACCAATAGCTCACACCGGAGTACCATCGGTACAGCTACAGTCATCAGCACAAATCAATCCAGAAAACCCTGACGAAGTTTACGAAGTCTAAAGGCTATAAGGAGAACTGCATGCTAGTACCTGACAGAAATGGCAACCCCGTATCTAATCTAAAGCCACCAGTCGTGGAGGCTGTAAAGCAAGCTCCTGTGACAAAGCCTGCCCCTGCAAAGCCTGTTGCCAGTAAGAACAAGTAACTAAATTGGCTGACAATAGTAAACTAGAAACACAAGAGCTGAAAGGCACTAATTTGTCAAAGATAGAACAACGCACTAACGTAGCTGAGTTTGAAGTCCGTGAAGAGAATGACGGTATGTCCTTTAGTGGATACGCAGCTCTATTTGACAGCCCTTCTGAGCCTCTGCCTTTCATAGAGCGCATCCAACGAGGTGCTTTTCGCAGATCACTCCGCACCCGCAACGACATCAAGTTCTTGTGGAATCACGACTCTGGCGAAATACTAGGTAGCACACGAGCAGGCACACTGACTCTTACTGAGGATGACCGTGGACTACGTGTAGACGGCATGTTACCAAACACGACACGAGGCCGTGATGTTGCAGAGCTGCTAAGGCGTGGAGATGTAGACGCAATGAGCTTTGGCTTTTCTGTCCCCCAAGGTGGGGATACCTGGTCTTCTGATGGTGGAGAACGAACTCTGAAGTCAGTTCGGTTGCACGAAGTTTCGGTTGTGGCTTGGCCTGCTTATACGGCAACAGCCGGGACTGTTTCAGTCCGTAAGTTCGAGAAAACCGCAGAGCGTAGCAATGTGGATGTAGATGCACTTGCTGGTGCACTAACAAAGCTAGAAGACGGTCTAGACATTACGGGTGACGAGAAAGACATGCTTGTACGTGTAATTGATTCCCTGTCTCCTGCTGTTGAAGCAGTAGAGGCAGTAGAAGACAACGGCAACTTAGAGCTACTAGCTCTGAAAAAGAAAAAGCTTCAACTACTATTGGATAGGATTTAATCATGGCTAATAAAGCAGAAATTAAAAAAGCAATTCTTTTGGTTGCAGGCAACCCTGACTCAGGCGTTATCTTTAGGCTTGCTGATCAGTTTGCAGAAGCAATCGTTGGTCTAGATGCAAAAGTACCTTCTAAAAGTGACGCACGAGACAGTGACACTGACGGTCTAGTGCAAGACGGTACATCTTTCGAACGACCAGCCAAGGAAACTCGTACAACCAAGCCAGAAGAGAAGCGCTAACTAACTCTCTGCCAAGCTACGAGTATCACCCCCAGAGTCTTACCTCTTTCTACTCTGGGGGTTTTCCTTTGCCTAAAGCACTTGTCCCCTAAGCTGTAAACTTTTACATAACGATGTGAGTCAACTCGCTCGTGAGTCAGTTGAGCGTCAGCGCCACTGCATCCGTGTAAAACTAATAAGGAGACTACATGTCTGAGTTCATCAAATCTCAGCAAGAGCTTCGTGCAAACTTGACCGAGCAGATTCGTGATGTAATCGAATCAGTAGAGGCCGAAAAGCGTGGACTTGATGCTGCCGAAATAACCAAGATTGATCGCATCGAAGCTGACATTCGCTCAGCAGAGGAAGCAATTTCAATCGCTACCCGCAACGAAGAGCGTAAGTCACAGGCTTCTCTTGCAGCCCAGGGCTTTCAGGTCGCTCAGGTATCAGAAGAGCGTTCATCTTCTGCAATCCTTCGTGACATCGCTGCAACCCGTGGCAGTCACACCTTCGAAGAGCGTACCCTTGTTCCTTCGGCTAACACCGTTCCAAAGACTTTCTACGATGAAGTATTTGACGTTGCTCGCTTAGTTGGCCCAATGCTCGATGTCGGACAGAGAATCAACACCACTTCTGGTGAAGACATCACAATCCCAATTCTCACTGCTTACAGTGTTGCAACTCAAAAGGCTGCTGGAACTGCTATTGACGAGTCTGAGCCAACTTACGCAAGTATTACCTTGGGCGCATACAAAATGGGCCTCTTGATTCCGGTCGCCGCCGAGCTAGTATCCGATGCTGGATTCAACATCAGCTCGCACCTTGCAGAGCAAGCTGGTAACGGTCTTGGCTTTGCAGTCAACGCTGCTCTAACCACTGGTACTGGAACTAATCAGCCAAATGGTCTTGTTACCGCTGCTGGCGCTGGCATCACAGGCTCAACTGGTGTCGCAGGTAAGTTCTCTGCTGACGACCTGATTGACCTACAGTACTCGCTTGATGGAGCAGCTAGGCGCTTGCCTGGTGTTGCTTACATGGCGAACACTCAGACCCTTGGGGCTATGCGCAAGCTAAAGGACGATGCGGGCCAGTACTTGTACCAGGTCAACGTTGGAACTCCTGACGCTTTCGCTGGATACACCGTAATCGAGAACCCAGCATTGGCAAACGTAGGAGTCGGCACAAAGTCGGTTCTATTTGGTCACATGCCAAGCTACAAGGTTCGTGTTGCTGGCGGCCTACAGGTTGCCACTTCGTCAGACTACGCATTCAACACCGACACAATCACATACCGTGTATTGCTAAGAGTTGACGGCGATCTGACTCACGCTGGTCACGTCAAGACATTCGTAGGCGCAGCTACCTAGTCCCAGACGCATAAGCTGAAAGACCACCCACTTGTAGGTTAGTGGGTGGTCTTTCTTTGTTTAGTGACCTTTGCGCATGGTATAAAGGTAAAAGCGCTGAGAGAGCTAGAATAGAGCCTATGAGTATAACTAACGGGTATTGCTCTCTTGCAGACATCAAAAGCTCCCTTCGCATAGAAGACTCAGTTGACGATGCAATGCTAGAGCTGGCAGTAGAGACGGCATCTCGGCAGATTGACGATCACTGCGAGAGGGTATTTTATTCGGTCACAAATACTCGCTACTTTATGCCTAGAGACTCTTACGTTTGTGAGATAGATGACATCTCTGTAATTACTTCGGTCAAGACTTCCTCGGCTGCCGACAATGTGTTTGACACTCATTGGGAAACTACTGACTATCAGCTTGAGCCTCTCAACGGCATTGCGGGCGGAGTGCTAAGCCCCGCTACTCACCTAATAGCTATAGAGGACTACTTGTTCCCCGTAAATGGCAGAGAAGCAACCGTACAAGTTATTGGCTCATTTGGTTGGACACAAATACCGACTGCAATCAAGTATGCAACCATTTTGCTAGGCGCTAGGCTGTTCAAGCGCATGGATAGCCCACTTGGTGTCGCTGGCATCGGTGACATCGGCGTTATCCGTGTAAGCCGGATTGACCCAGACATTGACTCTTTGATTGCACCATTCAAGAAACCAAGGTTTGCATAGTGCCTGACATTGCAGAAATAAGAGCGGGTCTAGTTGCTAACCTTGTGACCATCCCTAGGCTAAGGGCAGCAGCTGAGCTGGTGGACAACCCTACGCCACCAATAGCTCTCGTGAACCTAGACTCAGTTGAGTATGACTTGGCAATGAGTGGAGGTCTAACTCAGTACAACTTCATCATTACCGTTGTAGTAGGTAGATCTGCCGAAAGAGAGCAACAGAGAAGACTTGATCTTTACTGCCAGCCCACAGGAGAACAGTCTGTCAAGCTTGCGGTAGAATCAGATAGAAGTCTGTCGGGTATTATTCAAGATCTTAGGGTCGAGAGTAGTGGTTCAATTGGCTCAATTACAATCAATGACCAAACCTATCTGGCGGCTGAATTCACAGTCACCGTTTACGCATAAGGAGATAACGTGGGCAAGTTCGTAGTAACAGGAACACAAGTAACACTAAATGGTGAAAACATCTCAAGTTCCTGCGCTCGTGCAGAACTTGTAGTCAACGCTGCCGAAGTAGATGTAACAGACTTTGGCTCTGCTGGCTTTACCGAGCTAATTGGCGGGCTAAAGTCCGGTCAAGTATCTCTAGACTTCCACTCTGACTTTGCTGAGGGCGCAGTATCAACTCTGTTCCAGCCATTGGTCGGGACAGTAGCAGAGCTAACGCTGATTGCAGCAAACGGAACTGCTGCAAGTGCCACGACCCCGCTTATTACTGTCTCGGTGTTGGTAAATAGCTTTACCCCAGTAAGCGGTGCTGTAGGAGATCTTTCTACTTTCTCAGTAACTTTCCCAACCACAGGAGCTGTGGTTTACACAAACACCCCAGCATAAGGATAGACAATGAAAATTAACCTACAAGTAGTTTTCGAAGGCGGAGTAACCAAGGAAGTAGTTTGTAATGCTGCTGACTTGGTTGCCTTTGAGGACAAGTTCGATGTGTCAATTGCAACAATCAGTGCCGAGACAAGACTAAGCCACTTGCTTTTCTTGACCTGGCACTCTGAAAAGCGTACAGGCGGGACAAAGGACACTTTTGACAAGTGGCTTGAGACTATTGAATCTGTCGGTGATTCAGGTATAGACCCAAAATAAAAGGTCTTGGCGATTCTTCTGCCCACTGGTTCATAGCAGGTTTGGCCGTTGAGACTGGCATAGCACCGAGCGTGTTGATGCAAGAGTCTGAGCGAATGCTTTGGACAATGCAAAGGTGGCTCGTTGCCAGGACTATGCCCAGCAGATAGTAGAGAACCGCTCCTTGGGGCGGTTTTTCTATTTGCGGTAAACTTATAGCAATAGATCGGTGGTTGTGGTGGCAGTGCTAAAAGCTTCTACTAGAATGCGCAGTACAGGCAGTTCAAACCTTGGCGGTGGTGGCGGTGTCCGCCTTGAAATCACTAACTGGAATGAAATCATGAAAGTTCTAGTCAAGCTTGATAAGACCTATGTAAAAGAGCTGCGCACAAGCTTTAGAGACATTGCAAAGCCCGTGCAAGCAGAAGTAAAAAAAGCAATACCAAGCAAAGGTAAGCCTCCACTGTCTGGAATGAAGCAGGTTCACTTTGGTCGCTTAGCTTGGGGATCTGGCTACGGTAAGGGCGCTAAGCCTTCTAAGTCTGTACTAATACAAACACCAAACACTCGGTCAAGAAAATACAAGAACACTGACATTGCTATTGCAAGGCTTTTAGTACAATCGCCTGCCACGGTTCTTTCCGACATGGCGGGTAGAGCCAACAACACAAAAGCCCGCCGTGGCATGACTGTTGAATACGATTACATGTACACAATCAACGGATCTAAAGTGCCAGGCAAGCGTCAGCACCGAGTCTCCCCATACAACTTTCTAAGTAGCATTACTAGAGGCGCAGGGACGCTAAAGAACTCAGCATCTAGATTTATTTGGCCTGCTGCCGAAAAAGCCTTACCAAAAGCTAGGGCGCAAATTGATGCAAAGATTAGTGAAGCAAACATTAAGGTCAACGCTCTTTTGAGGATGAAATAATGGCAGGTAAAGTCAGTGTACCAATTTCAGTTGCGGTACAGGGTATTGCAAAGACTCAAGCTCAGCTAGGTCAACTTGGCAAGGGTCTAGGCAACATTGCTAAGACCGCCGGACTTGCCGCTATCGGATTCGCCGCATTTACTATTGGTGTCAAGAGCGCAGATTTTGCTGCCCAAGCAATCGCTGGTGCTCGTGATCTGGAACGTAACCTTGCAGGTCTAAAAAGTGTGTTTGAAGAGACCACTCCTCAGATGGAGGCGTTCTCACGCAATGCGGTAAGCATGGGACTATCGCTAACAGAAGCATCTAAGGCATCTACATTTATTGGTTCGGTTATAAAGCAGTCTGGTTTTAGCATTGCCGAAACCGCTGATTTGACTGAGCGTCTAGTTGGCTTGGGAACTGACTTAGCTATTACATACGGTTACGATGTCCAGGAAGCCCTTATGGGTATGACTGCTTTGTTCCGTGGTGAGTATGACCCTATCGAGAAGTTCGGTGTTGCAATGAAGCAATCCGAAGTTAACTCGGAGCTGGCAGCTAAAGGTATGGGAAACCTTGAGGGAGCACAAAGGAGATTTGCAGAACAGCAAGTCCGTGTAGAGCTTCTATTCCAAAGAGCATCTGACGCTGCCGGGCAGTTTGGTAGGCAATCTGGGACTCTTGCAGTAGAGCAGCTAAAACTACAAGCCGCATTCTCAAACGTAAAAGACACTGTAGCTACTTCACTTCTGCCAGTTATTACCAATATGGTTATGACCCTAAAAGACCTTATGGAATCAGTCGGGCCAGAACTGAAAATAGTCTTTGACGAACTTGCTCCGGTTCTAGGTACAGTATCAGAGGCACTACTTCCTGCTTTTGCAGAAGGTTTGTACACACTGATGGACATCTTTAAAGAAATCATCAACTTGATTGGTGACATGTTTGATGCAACCACGCCAGTCGGCGAGGCATTTACTTTCTTAGGTGAGCAGTTTGACGCTGTATTTTCAGCAATCTTTTCAACTAGCTTTACTACCGAAAACGTGTTTGAGCTAATTGGTGACTTTGTAGAAGTACTTGCGCTAAACCTTGGCAACATCCTTATGGTAATTGAGGAAGTAATCATTACCGCAAGAGCACTTTTAATTATGATTCAGGCTGTCTTTAATAGAGATCCAGCAATTCTTGAAAAGGGACTTGGCAGAATCAAGGATGAGATAAGAGAATCAATCACCCTTGCCAAAACTCTTGACTTATTGGAAAAAGCTAGAGATGGCCGAGCAAGAATAACTGCGAATGCAACAGAAGCAATGTTTGACCGTGCCGATCAAGCAATGCTTAGGAGGGCACAAAACTCAGCAAAAGTAATTGTCGAAGAGGCAGAAACCATTATCACAGATGGTCTTACTGGTGGCAAGGCAAAAAAGGTTGCCACTGATCACATCAAAGAGTTGTTTGATGCAATCCAGAGTGAAATTGCAAAGCAGACTGTATCTATCAAGCTACGAGCAATGGGTGCTTCTGAGGGATTAGTAAGTCAAATCATTGGCTCTGACGGCATGATGAAAATAATGATTGCGCTGAAAAAGGGCACAATCAGCTTAGAGGATTTACAAAAGCAATTTAACAGGACAGCAACGGGGGCTAAGGAGCTTGCAGATGCAGCCAAGGAAGTTGATGATGCAATCCAAGCTTACGCAGATGCCATTGCAGAGATTGAAAATAAGCTTGCTGATGATTTAGCATCGATCGCAGAAAAGGCAGCCCAAGCTAAAAAAAGCTTCCAAGATCTCACGTCAAGTTTTGACATCCTGCCTACAATCGCTCGGCAAATCGGTCAGTTTGAATCTGCCGTCACAAGCTACCTAGAGTCCATAGAATCCTCCCTAAAGTCAGCATTTGACAACGGTGACCTCTTGGACTCTGGTTACCAAGAGCTAGTCGCATACGCTCGCAAGGAGCTACAGATTCTTGCAGGTATACAGCAACAGCGTGATGAACTGGCAAACCGATTTGACTTATCAGAAGCTCTTATCGCTAACTACCGGACTGCGCTTACTTCGGCACTAAGCCTTACAGCCATGATTGATTCGGCTTCAAAAAAGACACAAGAGGTCACAGTCACCGAGATGAAGCGTGGCATTGTCAGGCTTGGCGGCGATTTACGAGAGTTTTCGGTCACACTTGCTCGTACATACACCGAAACAATAGAGGAAACTTCTACAGCCTCTGAAAAGCTTGTAGGCAACTTTAGGGACATGACGGCAAGGGTAAAGGCTTTTGCTGCCAACCTGCGGTCACTTAAGGCTCTAGGACTAGATCCGCAACTGTTTGACCAGCTCGTGCAAGCAGGTGTCACCGCTGGTGGCGAAACTGCGCAGGCGCTTATTGACGGCGGCGCTGCCACAATCAACGAAATCAACGGGCTATTCCAGGAGATTGACGCACTTGGCGCAGGCTTGGGCGAGGAAGTTGCAGCAACTCTCTACGGATCAGGAGTTGACTTAGCTGACGGGCTACTTGCAGGAATTCGGTCAAAGCAAAGTGAAATAGAAAACCTTGCACGAAGCATGGCAGAAGCATTCAATGCCAACTTCTCGGCTGCGGTAAAAATACAAATAGATCAAGCTGCTGGTGTAGCGTCTGGTGCTGCTACTGCCGCTGCGGATGCTGCCAAGGCAGCTGTACCCGTGCCAGCTGCACTTTTACCTGTTGTAAACGTGGCAGATCAAGAAAAGCTGCGTCTGCTTATAGAGGGCGCTACTAGGTTCATTGGCAACGTTGCAGACACGGCACAAAAGGCAGGAGGGCAAGTAAAGCTTGACATCTTTAACTCCCTAGCTGCTGACATTGCGGCTGGTAAGTCTGTCAACCTCTCTGGCATCAAATCAGGACTAAGTAGCGCAAATCTTGCATCAGCTGCTGCAAATGCAACTGGCACTACTCAAAACATAACTATCAACGTCAAGACTGACGCAACACAATCTACAGCTATGGTCGGACAGACGCTTGGTACAATCATCACGAGCTACGCACAAACTGGTGGAAGGGTGTTGACCTAATAATGACTTTCCCAGTGCAAAAGATTGAGATTGGCTTCAACCTAACAGGATCAAACGCACCGCTGTTTACACTAGACAACGCCGTAAAGGGAGTTCTCGATAACACAGAGTTCCCGCTATCAGGAACAATCTTTTTTGATGTAACGGCAAAGGTAAAGAGTGTCGCAATACAGCGAGGTAAGAACAGGCAATTCGGTCAGTTTGACGCTGGACTAGCGAACGTAGTTTTCCTAAATAATGACAGAACCTTTGACCCTGAGTACGAGCAAAGCCCGTTCTTCGGTCAAATCATTCCAAAACGCTCAATCCGAATAAGCTCGGCTGGTAGGCGAACCTTTACCGGAATCATAGATGACTGGAATCTTTCCTACGACATCTCTGGCTTGTCAGAAGCTTCTGCGGCTTGCTCAGATGCGTTCTCAGTTTTTAACAATCAGGTTCTCTCAGCGCAGACATTTACAGCGCAAACTAGCGGTGAGCGTGTAAGCGCAGTTCTAAATGACCCCAACGTGAACTGGAATGCCGCCGACCGGAGTATTGAAACTGGACAGAGCTTATTTAGCACTGATTCGGTTGAGGAAAACACAAATGCACTTACATACTTAAGGCAAATCGAAGCTTCCGAGCCTGGTCAGTTGTTTGTTGGTAAGAATGGCAACTTGACGTTTAAGGATAGAAACCCCTCAGCGGGTTCTAGCTTCCTAACTTTCTCTGATAATGAGAACGGCATCGGCTACGAAACCATGCAAGTAGTTTATGGATCAGAGCTACTGCACAACGAAATCATTCTGACGAACTTGTCGGGCACAACTGTGACGGTTACTGACGAAGAGTCAATAGCTGAGTATGGAAGATTTGTCTTTAACTATGACAAGTCCTTAGTGGACTCTGCCGAAACGCTGGCAAACATAGCACTGCTCTTGGCAAACGCCTACTCTCAGCCCGAGTACAGGTTTGAGTCCCTAAGTATTACTCTAGATAAGTTTGACCTTGCCACACAAACGCAAATTCTAGATTTAGAAATCGGCATAGTAGTAGAGGTGCAGTTCACCCCAAATAAAATCCCACCTGCCATAATCAAGCTTGTAGAGATTACTCGAATAGATCACGCAATCTCACCTGCTAGTCACATAGTCACCTTTGGCTTCTCAACGATTGATAAAGGCCCTTGGACACTCTCTGACGCTGCCTTTGGTAGACTGTCAGCTAACAACGTATTGAGCTTTTAGGAGAGTCATGTCAGGAAGAAAAGTCTTTGAGCCTGGCGATGTACTAAGCGCTGACGATGTTAACTCATTCTTAATGGATCAATCCGTAATGGTATTTGCTTCGGCAGCAGAGCGTGCAGCTGAAATTACAGAGCCTATTGAAGGCATGCTTACTTACAGGACTGACTCAAAAGTCCTTGAATCTTATAACGGAACTGCATGGGTTGGCGTAGTGCCCGCAAGTGGGAATGTTCCCGCAGCATCCGTAGTCGGTGCTCTTGAGAATGCAACTATTGCCGGAAGCGCTATCACTGGAACAATATCTGGAAGTGCTATCTCTGGGATAATTACAACAGCCACCACAGCCACAACGAGGGTAGCTCAAAGCACTCTAACCCTTACTGCCGTTGCAAACACTAACGTTGTTAGCAGCCAGTCGGGGGTTCTTGTGATTATAAGCACTCAAACTACTAACTGCACAATAAGCTTTACAGTTAATACTGACTTTCCTATTGGTGGCAGATTAGACATAATTAAAACTGCTGGCTCGGGCACTCTGACTATACAAAGCACTACAGGTGCAACCATCTTTGGCGGTGGGCAAGCCTCTACCCAGTATCTATTAGCCAACGACGATGCTTGCTCTGTCTTGTGTATAGCGACAGATACCTATCGAATAATCGGGAATGTGACGGCGGTTTAATATGTCTTGGAGACAATGGGCAATTGGTGAAGTAGTACTAGCCTCTGACTTTCAGTCGCTGGTGCAAAATCAGGTAATTCAGGTTTACGCTGATGCCGCCGCTAGGGACACTGCACTAGGTTCTGCTGTTGAGGCGGGTATGTTTGCCCACCTACTAGACACAAGCGACACTCAGTACTACAACGACACGGCTTGGGTCAGCGTAAGCAACCCTGGTGACATAACAGAGGTAACCGCAGGGACTGCGCTGACAGGCGGTGGCACTAGCGGAGCTGTGACCCTAGGTGTAGATCTAGCCGCAATCACAATACCTACAGCGCAGATAAGCGATTTGACAGCGACTGCTACAGAGATAAACCACACTGACGGCGTCACATCAAATATACAAACTCAGCTTGACGCCAAGCAGGACGAACTAACAGGACTTACTGCAACTGTCGCAGAAATAAACTTTGTTGACGGCGTGACCTCTGCAATTCAGTCACAAATTGACGGCAAAGTTGGGCGCACGAATGGTTCGGTCACAACGGCCTCTACAAGCCAGAATGTAGTCCGTAACATTACACTCTCTACTGCCGATCCTACAGGCGGTGCAGATGGTGATGTCTGGCTGAAGTACACAGCATAAGATGACTGCACAAGCAAGAGTTTCTAATACCTATAAAGACATTGCTATAGTTCATGCCCGCATCGGCGGTAGCTGGAAAGAGGTAGCTGAGGGCTGGGCTAAAATCGGCGGTGACTGGAAGCTTTGGTATTCCGCAATCCCTGTAAACATGGAAGCAACAGGCGGGACTGTTACACAATCGGGCAACTTCCGGGTGCACACATTCACTAGCTCAGGAACGTTTACAGTAACTAGCGGTTCTGGAAATCTTGAGGTTTTAGTAGTTGCAGGCGGCGGCGGAAGTGGTTATTTTAACAATGCTGGCGGCGGCGGCGGCGGCGGGTATCTAGAAGGGACTATAATTTCTTCAATCAAAAGCTACCCAATTACTCTAGGTGCAGGAGGGACCGGGGCTTACCCTAATTTTGCCTCAGGAACTAATGGAGTAAACTCCGTTTTTGATACTGCGACAAGCATTGGCGGTGGCCGTAGTGGCGGTGGGCCAAATTTGAATGGTGCTAACGGGGGGTCTGGTGGTGGCAGTGGCTATGATGGGACATCATATGGTTCTGGTGGTTCCGCAACACAGGGTTCATCTGGAGGACTCTCTGGATTTGGCGGTAATGGGCGCAGTGGGATAGCTGGCGGCGGCGGCGGCGGCGCAGGCGGTAATGCTACTGGCAATGAAGCATCAGGTTTTGGCCCAGGAAAAAGCTGGCTTAATGGTTCATTATACGCAGCAGGAGGGAGTAATGGAAAGTCTGTGGGAGCTGCAGCTTCTGCAAATACAGGAGATGGCGGCCCACAAGGCGGCAACGGTGGCTCAGGAATCGTAATCATTCGGTATCCCTTTACTCCAGTCAACATGCAAGCTACTGGTGGCACAATTACGCAATCGGGCAACTTTAGAATACACACGTTTAGTTCTTCAGGCACATTTACTGTTACAGCAAACCCAACTAATGTTGACTACCTTGTTATTGCAGGTGGTGCATCTGGCGGTGGCTCAGGTGGCGGCGGCGGCGGTGCTGGCGGCTACATTGCGAGTACAGCGTTGGTTGCAAGTACTTCCTACTCAATTACAATCGGTGGTGGTGGTGGAACTGTCTCAAGCGGAAGAGGTGTTTCTGGTACAAACTCTACCTTTATGTCTGAAGCCGCAATTGGCGGGGGAGCAGGCGGTGCAGCAGGTGGCGGTGATAATGGCCCAGCTCTAAGCGGAGGTTCTGGCGGTGGTGCTGGAATGAACTATGTAGGGAGAGGTCTAATACCAGGAGGATCTGGGACATCTGGTCAAGGAAATGCAGGGTCGAATTCCTTTTATTCAACCGATAACCCAAGAAGGACAGGAGGCGGAGGTGGAGCTGGTTCAAGTGCTCTCTCAAATACCGGTGCTCCAAATGGAGGTGCAGGTTCTTCCTGGCTAGATTCAGTAGTTAGAGCAGGTGGCGGTGGCGGTGGTCATCAAGGTACTGACAGGGGTGGGCCGGGTGGCGGCGCTGGTGGTTCTGGCGGGGGCGGTGCAGGTGCAACGACATCTGCAAACGGAGTGTCTGGTCTAAGCTCAACTGGCGGTGGCGGCGGCGGTGGTAACAACTTCAACGGATTCCCGTCCTCTGGCAACGGCGGCTCTGGCATCGTAATTATTCGGTATCCCTTTATCAATCCAAACATGGAAGCAACTGGCGGGACTGTTACAACTGCAAACGGATTCCGTACTCACGTATTTAGTTCTTCGAGCACATTTAATGTTACAGCAAACCCAACCAACGTTGAGTATCTAATAGTTGCAGGTGGCGGCGGTGGCTCAACTCGTCACGGCGGCGGCGGTGGAGCTGGTGGCCTTCTTACAAATTTGAACACATCGCCCATCCCAATTACCCTCCAAGGCTATTCAGTAATAGTAGGAGCAGGTGGCAACGGTTCTGGGAGTGGAGACGCTCCATCAAGTTCTTCTAATGGCCAAAACTCTTCCGCTTTTGGGTTGACTTCAATCGGCGGCGGTAGGGCGGGCGGGTTCAACATGAATAACAGCAATAACGGCTTAACGTCTGGCGCTAGTGGGGGTTCTGGCGGTGGCGGCGCTACCCCTTCGAGTGGGACAGGTTCAGGTGGCTCAGGAACTTCTGGCCAAGGTAACAGCGGAGGGTCAGCAATATTTAGACAGAACGCAGGGTGGCCAGGCGGTGGCGGTGGTGGTGCTGGCGGTGTAGGAGAGAATAGCGCCTCAGCGACTATTGGGGGAGAAGGTGGCACTGGAATTGACCTCTCAAGTTATTTTCCAGCTTCAGGCACTAACTCCACGAACGGAACGACTCAGCCTTTAGGTTGGTTTGCAGGTGGAGGCAGGGGCACAAACAACGCTTCGCCGAACTTTAGCCCAAACATTATACCAGGCGGTGGCGGTGGCTCATTCAATAACGAAGCAGTTAGCGGCGCTGGTTCGCCAGGACTAGTCAACACTGGCGGCGGCGGCGGTGGAGGTCGAGGCGCCAATCAAACTGGTGGAGCGGGCGGCTCGGGAATTGTAATCATTAGGTATCCTTATGTGTAAACAGAGAGGCAACCTATGATTCCCCTAGGCATACTTGCTGCATCAGGCGGTGCTGCTGGCATAGTCGCTACAGGCGGAACTATCACGACCATCTCTGGCTATAAAGTCCACACCTTTAACAGCTCAGGGACTTTTACGGTCACTAGCGGTTCAGGAAATGTTGAGTATCTAGTTATTGCAGGTGGCGGCGGCGGCGTTCTTGGGGGCGGCGGTGCTGGTGGTTACCGCTCTAGTGTTGTTGGTTCAAGTTCAGGAGCTAGTAGCAGTGCTGAACCTCTCTTGGCGGTAACAGCTATAAATTACTCAATAGCCATTGGGGCAGGTGGTACTGGAAGAACTACAGGAGCTGGCGTAAATGAAACTAACGGCTCAAACACAGCGTTCTCGGGCATTATTGCGACCGGAGGCGCTAGAGGAGCTGGCTTTGGAGCTAGTGGATTAACTGGCGGTTCTGGCAGTGGGGCGGGAACTTTTGGCGGATCTGGCGGTAGCGGGACAGCAAATCAAGGAACTGCTGGCGGGCGTGGTAACGACTCAACAGACGGTGGTGGTGGTGGTGGTGGTTCTGGCGCTGTGGGCGGTAATTCAGTTGACGGCTCAGGAGGTACTGGCGGACTTGGTTTGGCATCACCAATAACTGGCGCTTCAGTAGTAAGAGGAGGTGGAGGCGGTGGAGGCGGAAACTTTAACAGCGGAGCTGGCACTGGCGGTGGAGGAAATGGTGCGGGTTCGGTTGCTCTTTCTTCTGGCGCAAGCAATACAGGCGGCGGCGGTGGCGGCACTACCTTTTCTAACAGCCCAGCCGGAACTCATAACGGGGGATCTGGCGTAGTAATAATTAGGTATCCTTATCAGTAAACAGAAAGGCAACAATGGCACACTTTGCAGAACTGGACAATAACAACATTGTCACTAGAGTTTTGGTCACAGATAACGATGCACCTAACGAGGGCTACGACTGGTTAATCGATAACCTAGGCGGTACTTGGGTGCAGACTTCATACAACGCCACTATTCGCAAGAACTACGCTGGCATTGGCTTTACTTACGATGAAGAGCGTGATGCCTTTATACCGCCGAAACCTTATGACTCTTGGCTACTAGTCGAGGAAACTGCGCAGTGGGCAGCACCAGTGCCGTACCCTGAAGGCGATGTAATTTACACCTGGAACGAAGAACTTGTGGACTGGGAAGCAGTTCAGTACGAAGTCCAACCGTAGGTAGACTAGTTGTATGGCTGACCAAACAAACTCTTTAGTTACTCATGGATGAACCGCACGCTCGCATAACAATGCAGATGCTGTACAACAAGCAATTAGAAAACGA